GCGGGGCAGCTTCAGGTAGTGATGCGGCTCAAAGGCGGGCCAGAAGGAGCCGTCCGTCTGGTGAATGTCCATGGCAATGCGCGGTGCCCGTCGAAGACGCCTCCAGCGGAACTCGGCGCGGCGGGTGTCGATCACCCAATCTGGCTGCAACCAGGACACCACGTCCTCGTGGCAGGTGACGGCGACGAACTGGCCGGTGCCGCGCCGCCACGCCTTGGCAAAGGCCGCGGCCCCGATCTGGGCCACGCGCCGGTCGATGGTCGAGGTGAACTCGTCGAGAATGGCAAAGCTCGGCCGCTCGGCCAGAATGCGCGCGAGCTCAGCCCGGAACTGCTCGCCGGTGGAGAGATGGCGAAAGGGCCGCAGCCAGCTGGGCACCGTGCCAAGGCCCACGGCGGAGAGGGCGGCCGCCACGGCGTCGAATTCGCCCTCAGGGTCAATCGCGTCGATCAGCGCGCCCTCGGGCCACGGGCGCGGATCAAGGTCTGCGCCAAAGGCTGCGCGGGCGAGCGAGGATTTCCCGCTGCCCGAAGGGCCGACGATGAGGCCGATCTGCCATGGGCGGGCGGCGAGATCAGCCTCGACCTCGAGGCGGAAATCCGCGTCGTTCTCGACGTTGAAGAGGCTCGAGACCCGGGCGGCGCGGTAGGTGTCCGGGATGGGGCTCGCGTGGTGAATGGCGAGCTTCATGTGACCACCACGCGGCACTTGAAGCCTTGGCGGCGCAACCGGCCAAAGGCATCGATTTGGGCGGCCTCGTCCTCGAGCAGGACGATCACGCCATATTGCCGCCGGTAGCGGGTGCCCTTGGGCAGGCCCGGCGCACCGGGCGGCAGCTCAGGTTTCGGGAGGGTGGTCGATCTGGCCAAGTTTGGCTCCTTCTCTCTGCGCATCGCGCGTTTTGGGAAGGGCTCTTGGCCTCAGGATATTCATCGCCCGGCATCTTGGGCACTTGATCGAGACGCCGGATATCTGCGCGCCTCTCTCGTATTTAAATAGCAAACGGCTGCATGCGCAGCAACGCAGTTCTAGACCTTCCAAATCGAATCGCCTCATAAAGTCGCCGCCCCTTTGGGGCAGGGAGCGGCCATGAGGTTTACCTGGTCGGCGGGGTTTCTGTTTGGCGACGAGGCCCCGCGTCCCCGGGCGTGCCCTCCAGCACGCCCGGGGCCTCCTGTGGTTTTGGGATCAGAACCGCGCGGCGAGGCTTGCGACGCCCTCGGGCACCTCGGGCCAGATTGGATCGTCGCCCGCCTCGATGGCGCGGCGGCACTCGGTCTGCATCGCCGCGACCCAGGCTTTCCAGCCTTGGGCAAGGTCGAGATCGCCCTCTTGCAGACCGGACGCCGCCAGAGCATCGGCGCGGGGCACACCGTCGAGCACGGCAGCGGTGAACACGATCCCGGCCTGCGCGATGTTCATCTGCGTGGCCTCGGACCCCACGGCGAGGATGCGCGCGCGGCACTCGGCCTTGATCGTGGCGGCGCGGGCAAGCGCTGCGGCCTGCGCCTTGGTCTCGGCGGTGATGGCTTGGGTGAAATCAATCTGCATCGGTGATGTCCATTTCATAGGGCGGCAGGGTCACGGGGCCGTCGCCCGTGAGGATCAGGGGCGCAGGAAAGAGCGTTTCCTGCGGCGCATTGGCCCCGTGCGGCAGCACGAGCGAGAGGCGCAGCGCGCCGCCCACCCGCTCGACCGGGCCTGCGAACCAGTCGCTTGCAATCGCCTCGCGCGGCAGGGTCGCGCCCTCGGGCAGAGGTGTGAAATCGAACACCTCGCCGTTGATCGTGAGCGCATCGCCTTGGCGGCTCAGGGTCAGGGGCGTATCGCGGCGGGCGGGGGAAAGGGTGATCTGCATGGCGGTCTCCTTTAGAACCAACGGCCAAGGGCGGTGACGCGGAATTGGCTTGAACTGGTGGTGGAAACGAGGCGCAGGCCAAGCACAGAGCAAAGGGTGTTGCTGGACAGGAAGGGTGACACCCATCCCCGGCCAACGTTCGGTGAGGCCCCTGTGACTGCGGGGGTTGTGCCCGCCGCAAAAGCCGCCGGGAATGTCCAGTTGACCGCCGCAGCACTCGCAAAGCCCGCCCCCTCCGCGACGTTAATCGCCCCGATGGTCAGCGTGTGCCAGCAAATCTGCGTGCCATCCGCAAAGCGGACATAATCGCCGTTGGCGTTGCTGCCGCGCTCGATGACCGCCCCCGTGGGCACGCCGCCGGACTGGCTGACGGTGCCGAGCAGGCTTGCTTGGGTATATATCCGCCCCCACGACTGCCACGCGCCGCCGGTGTAGCGGCGGGTATAAATCGCATCCGCCGTGATCGGCTTGTAGGTTTGCACGATGTCGCTGGGACTATACCGCTCGACCTGCATGACACCGAACAGGGATGCGCCCTCGGGAAAGGTGCCGGCCGCGGTGTTGATGACCCGGTGAAACCCGGCAGGTGTCGTGATCGCGTCCAGATCGGCCAGATTGGCCGGGGTGCCGACAGCGCCAAGGCCAAAGGCCCCGACCGTCAGCACCCGGCCTGCCGTGGCGTCGGTAGGGCTGGATTGCACCGCCGATCCGGTGATGGGGACGGTCAGATTCAGGGCAGTGCTCGACAGCAGCGCCCGCTGCGCGCCGCCTGTGACCATGCTGATCTGATCGGCGGCAGGGCGGCGAAAGCCTGTGTTGATGTCCGAGAGGAACGCAATCCCCGGCTCAGACACCGTGCCATCGCCAAACCGGCCAGACAGCGCGCCATCCTGCGCCGCCTGGAACACGGCCAGCGCGTCATTGACCGCCGCAATCAGCCCGTCGCGCACCGCGCCAAGATTGGCAATGGCATAGGCCCCGCCGCTGATCGTCGTGCCGGCATAGGCGGTGGCCAGCGTGATCGAGGTGTCTGACACAACCGCCGCGACCTCTCCGATGATCTGGCGATCATAGACCACCATCATGCCGGGGCTGACATTGGCCACCCACGCGGTGCCGGTGCCGGTCAGCGCGGTGCTGCCGTTCGTCAAATTGATTGTGCCGGTGCGATACCAAAGGCTCATGGCGTCCCTCTCATTTGGTGTTGTCGGGCCGCTCGGGCCAGATGATTTCGGCGGGGTCCATCACCCCGTCCGTCACGTCGCGCAGCGCGTGGCGATAGGCTTTCCACCGCGCCTTTTCCGCACGCGACAGCGGCGCGTCGGGCAGTTGCGTCCAGTCGCAGGCGGCGAGCAGTTGATTTCGGATGCTGCGAATATCGTCCATCAGACCAGCCCCGCGATGGATTTTTCCTCAGTCCAGATTTCGGTGCCGGTGTTGACCGTCACCGCCGCGATGCCCGCGCCATTCGCCGCCACGCGCGCCTCGAGCGTGTAGGTCGTGCTGGCCGCGCCCGCCGTTGTGCGCTGCTTGATCCCGAAAAACTCCTGCGCGACCTCGCCGGGGCGCACGTCGCGCTTGAGCGGGGGCACGCCCGACATGAGCACGCCATTGCGCAGGATGCGGTATTCCAGGACATTGCCTGCCGCCGCCGTGCTGCCCTCGATCTGCATCCGGCAAAACAGGATCATGTTCATGTCCGCCGGGCGGTTTGCGTGATTGGCGACATGGGTCAGCACCGTGCTGTAGGCCGTGCCAAGCCCGCCGGTATCGGTCGCGCGCCGCGTGTTGCTGATCTTGCCCGTGGCGTCGGTGGCGATCTTGTCGGTGATGATCGACCCGCCAAGGATCAGATCGCCGTCCAGCACGAAATCGCCAGTAACCTCGACCGTGCCGTCCAGCTTGATAAAGTCGCCCCGGATGCGCGCGGTTGTCACCGGCTCGGTGATCCCGTCATCCACCCGCACCAGCGACAGCACGTCGCCGCCGCCAAGTTTCCAGACAAAACCCGAGGTGATCCCGTCAAGCGTCGCCTCGGCAAAGGCCGTGGCTGTGGCCAGTGCGGCGAGGTCCCCGTAACTGGCGCTGATCTCGGTCGTGACCGCAGACACCGCGCCCGCCGCGTCCACCTTGGTCGCGTTGATCGTGGTGATCGCGCCCTCTGCCGTGCCAAGCCGCGTTTCCTGCGCCGCGACAGAAATGGTCAGCGCCTCTGTCTCGCTGGCCCGCGCGATGGATTCCGCCACGATCTGCGCCTGCGCATTCGCGACCTCTGCGGCCAGTGTCAGGCGCTCTGCCGCCTCGGCCTCGAACCCCTCCGTGACAACGGCGGTCAGCTCTCGCCGCCCCGATGCCGCCGCCGCGCGCGCGCCCTGCCCGTCGAGCCACGCACGCAACAGGCCCTCTGCCGCTGCATCATCCGATTGCAGGGCCTCATCGCGCAAAAGCCGCTGGTCAGACACGGCAAAGACGATCCCGGCACCGTCAAGTGTCTCGATAGCAATCTCTGCATCCGACAGCCGCGCCTCGGCTGCGTCGAACTCGGTCTGGTCCACCTTGAGCGCCAGCGCCCCCTCGGCGCTATCCAGCCGCCCGGTGACACTGGTCATCGTGACCAGCCCACCATCAACGGTCAGAGTGTCCGACAAGAGTGTCAGCGTGCCCTCTGCCGCGTCGAGCGCGATTTCCACATCCGTGACGCGCGCCTGCAATTCGGTCAGAGAGGCCAAGTCGGCGGGGTCCAGCACCGCCGCCGCAATAGCGTCGTTAACCTCGCTCAAGCTGGCCTTGAGGCTGACCGTCGCGGCCAGCGCGTCAAAGTTCGCCTCGACCAAGGCCTGCCGCTCTTGCGTCGTATCCACCCCGGCAATCCGCACCGTGCCGCTGGTCGGATCGACATAGACCCCGGCATCGGTCAGGCGGCGCGAGAGACCAAACTGGCTCAGGTCCAACTCGACCAGCCGGTCCTCGATGTTGCGCACCGCCTCTTCGATCCCGCGCAGCTGCGGTTCCTCGAAATCCAGCCGCTGCAAAAGCGTTTCGCGCGGAGGCTGCCCCGGCACAATCGGCGCGATGTTCGCCCCGATCTCGTCCAGCAGGTCCAGCACCGATTGCGGCGTCCCGGCCTCACCAAGCACCGCATCGTGCCGGTCAAAGGCTGTGTCGATCTGATCGCGCAGGGCGTCGGCAAGGTCGGATTGCGTCAACCGCAGATCCGGCGTGGTCACGCTCAGCCATGGCGACCACGCGGTCGGGGCGTCGGCCACATAGCGGGCGCGCACCTCATATTCCGTGGCGGCGATCAGATCGCCGCGCACCAGCACGCGGCCACCGTCCACCGGCTTGATCCCTTCGGCGATCAGCTCCAGCGTGGCCCGGACGCGGACCTCATAGCGCAGGTTTCGGATCGACGGGAACGCATCGTCGACCGTCCAGGTCAGCAGGATCGCCGGGCGGCGAGCATTGCCCGCATCGTCAGACAGATCAAAGGCCGCAACAGACAGCGCCACGACCGCCGGAGTGGGC